ACCAACTCAATTCAGTATTAAATAATCAAGGTAATCAATAATGTCTTATAGTATTTCAGAAGTAACCGCTACAGGCGGTAATACTTTTAATATACCCTTTGATTACATAGCACAAAGTGAAATTGCAGTATTCGTGGACGGGGTTTCGACCTCATTCACTTTCACAAGTGCCAATGTAATTGATATTACGCCTGCACCAGCCAGTGGAGCTTTGGTACGAATTAAACGTACTACTTCCTTAACAGATAGGACAGTTGATTTCCAATCAGGTGCAGTTTTAACAGAAGAAGATTTAGATAACTCTAACATCCAGGTCTTCCATGCAGCTCAAGAAGCTATCGATGCAGCTAGTGAGTCAATCACAACAGACGCAGACGGTAAGTGGAACGCTCAAGTAGATAGCGTAAACAGAGCTATCAAGAATGTAGCAGACCCTACAGATGCCCAAGACGTAGTTACAAAGAACTGGGCAGAAACTGGTATGTCTTCTCAACTAGCTACAGCAACTGCTAAGGCTTCTGAAGCATCCACTAGCGCATCTAGTGCGTCAGCGAGTGAAACAGCAGCAGCCTCAAGTGCTTCTACAGCCTCAACTAAGGCTTCTGAGGCATCTGTAAGTGCAGCTAACGCAGCAGTGAGCGCAACTAACGCAGCTCAGAGTTCAGCAAGTGCTGCTACAAGCGCAACCAATGCAGCTACTAGCGCTTCTAATGCCTCTACATCTGAAAGTAATGCTTCTAGTGATGCCACTACAGCTTCTAATGCAGCTTCCACAGCTACGTCACAGGCTAGTGTAGCATCTTCAGCAGCAACTACAGCTACGTCACAGGCTACCTCTGCAACAAACTCAGCAAACGCTGCGGCTTCTTCAGAGAGTAATGCAAGTACGTCAGCAACTAATGCAGCTACAAGTGCAACATCTGCTTCTACAAGTGCTTCTCAAGCCCAAGGCTTTAGAGATACTACGTTAGGCTATAAGAACTCTGCGGCTGCTTCAGCTACAGGCGCTCTTAGTAGTGAGAATGCAGCGGCAACCTCTGAGACTAATGCAGCGGCTTCTGAGTCTAGCGTAGCGGCTGATGCTTCTACAGCGACCACTAAGGCTTCTGAGGCAGCTACGAGTGCGTCCAACGCCTCCACAAGTGCAACCAATGCAGCAAGCTCTGCTAGTGCAGCAGCTCAAAGTGCTATTGATGCAGCTAATGCTGCTGGCTTTGACCCTGCTGATTATGCTCAGACGGCTAACAACTTATCTGACTTAGATAGTGCATCATCTGCCCTTACTAACTTGGGCATAGCTAATCACGATGACATTACTGTAGATGGTGGCGGCAACGTATCTGTAACAGGCAGTATACATGTATCGGTTCCAAGCAGTTATGGTAATATTGAGATTGGTGGGCCTGATGGCGCATATATTGACCTAAAAGCCCCTGCATCAGATGATTATGATGGTAGAATCATTACTACTGGAACTGGCTTAAATATAGTTAGCGGTTCTGGTGGTGTAACTTTATCACATCAAAATAACGTAAAACTAGCTACAACTTCTTCAGGCGTTTCTGTAACTGGCAACGTAGGTATTGGTACGAGTAGTCCTGCGCAAAACCTACACATTTCAGCAAGCACAGATACACGAATTGCTTTAGAGAATACTTCTAACCATAGATACGACTTAGTTTCAGGTGACTCAGGCGAGTTTAGAATTTGGGATACTGCTGTTGGTGAACGACTACGCATCGCCTCCAATGGCAACGTAGGTATTGGGACGAGTTCTCCTAGTTCTAAGTTACATGTAAATGGCGATATTACAGCAACTGGCAACGTCACTGCCTATTCTGATATTAGACTTAAAGATAACATTGAGAAAATTGACGATGCTTTATCTAAAGTAAGTTTATTAAGTGGTTACACCTTTGACCGTACCGATGTTGATACACCAAGACAGACAGGTGTTATCTCTCAAGAAGTTCAAGCAGTTTTACCTGAAGCAGTTACCGAAACTGACGACGGCACTTTAACCGTAGCCTATGGCAATATGATGGGCTTAATGATTGAAGCAATCAAAGAGTTAAAGGCAGAAATTGATGAGTTGAAAGGGGTTAAGTAATGGCTATACAGACATCAGGAATAATTACATTATCCGACATTCAAACTGAATTTGGTGGTAGTAACCCTGTTAGTCTTTCTGAATACTACGCTGGGGGGTCTTATGTACCCTCTGGCACTTCAGGGACTAATGGTGCAGTTCCTACTTCTGGTGAGATTGCTGTTAGTGACTTCTATGGAACTCAGGCTAGTATTACTATTACAGTGACTGAGGGTACAGGTGACAATGTGTACCCAACGCTTCACACAGGGTATGGTTTTCACACACCTTACGCTTTAACTAATCAGGGGGCTGGTCCAAATTACGGCTCTGTATCACCAACGACTTACGCTGGAGCCACAATAAGGGCTATAACAAGGCTTACTACTAAGTATCAAAATGACCCATCGCCGGGCTTCTATATTTCGCTGTCTGGAAACAGGGCGCAAAACTTCTTTACATCAGTGAATGTTCAGGGTTATGGGACACTTTTATCCTCAAATGCTACTCGCACAGTTTTGACTAATAATCCAGCTGGCACTAGAACACGGTTTGGTTGGGCAGGTGTACAGCCCTCAGGCTGGAACGGTTCAGGCACTAGAACAGTCACAATTTCATAGGAAACACTAAATGAACATAAAATATACTTACGTTGTAAATGGCTACAACCTTAAAAATAACGCCGTTAGTGTAACCTATACACCTGCGGATAAATCACTAAACTTAAACCCATACACTGTTCAGCAGCTAGGCGTTGACTTAGATGACGCTGAACAAGTTATCACTCAAATAGTGTTGGCTTCATCAGCAGCACAGTCTGAATGGAACAATATCCTTGCAGCTAAAGATAAAGTCATCTCACCAGAGATTGAAGCAATGGTTGGTCAGTTGACTGTCCCATCTATTCCAGAATCAGGGGAGACTCTCTAATGGCTGGCTGGACTCATAGACCCATCTACAGAGCTGATAACGTAGCGATTGTTAAAAGCACAGCAGGCAAAAAAGGTGATACCTTTAACCCGCCCACGATGCCTACAAGTTCTGGTGGTGTTCACTGGCTAACTAAAGGCTCAATAGTAGGTCTTAACGCTGAAGGTCTTAGCCGTCACGAGATAGGTCGTGGAGACTTTGTAGGCTCTGATGACCCGCAAGACTATGCTGACGAGCAGTTAATTTTGATAGCACAAGAAGCTATTGAATTTTATTGCATCACTGACCCAGACCTAGACGTTGAATGGACAGGCGAAGTTCATGATGTGGCTGCCGGTGAAAGCATTGAGCTTTCTGGCTTACAAGGCAAGCGCATCTTTATTGCTGAAGATGGTTTGGTTGTAGATGGCGAAGCTAAAGATAAACACAAGGTCTTAGCTATTGAAAGTAAAGACAGTCTAACAATCAATAACTTGGGCGAAAGCAGCGCGTCTTTTGCAGTCTTCTATAAAGGATAATATGAGGAATCCATGTGGAATTTCAAACACTATTTAACGCTCTCTTAGGGTTAATGTCGATATTTGTAGGATGGTATTTAAGAGCTGTGTGGGATGCTGTCAGTAACCTACAGAAAGACGTAAAGGCTATAGAACGTCATGTACCAGATACCTACGTCAGACGCGATGACTACCAGTTAGACATTGCTGAGATAAAAGCGATGCTAATTCGGATTGCAGATAAACTAGACAATAAGGTGGATAAGTAATGTCCATCAGCATGTATGCAACAATAACACAAGTTTCATACACTGTAGGGATTACCTTCACCTTTCCATTCTAAAGGTAAAACAAAATGATTCAGTTCCTTTCAATTCTGGGGGGACTAGCTACGCAATGGGTACAGGGAAAATCTGACGAAGCTAAAGCAAAACAAGATGTTAAGCTTAAAGCTATGCAGTCAGAAGAGAACTGGGAAAAGATGATGGCGGAGGGCAGCAAGAACTCGTGGAAAGACGAGTGGTTTGTTGTTGTCCTGTCCATCCCCATGATTGGCTCATTCATCCCCAGCTTAGTGCCGTACATCCAACAAGGCTTCGCAGTCTTGGACACAATGCCTGAGTATTACAAAGGCTTTTTAGCAGCCGCCATAGCCGCCAGTTTTGGTCTTAAAGGCCTGGCTAATTGGAAAAAATAACATGGCTAGAAACTATAGAAAAGAGTACGACAACTATCATAAAAAACCTGCCCAGCGCAGGCGTAACGATGCCCGTAAGAAAGCCCGTAGACTAATGGAGGCTAAAGGCAGAGTACGTAAAGGTGACGGTATGGATGTAGACCATAGAGACCGTAATCCTAAAAACAACTCAACAGGTAACCTTAGGGTTCAACCTAAATCCACAAACAGAGCTAGGAATAAATAATGGCTGCATTTGAGGATGCTTTGGACTTAGTTCTAAAGCATGAGGGAGGTTACGTTAATCATCCTAAAGACCCAGGTGGTGAGACTAACTACGGGATAAGTAAAAGAGCATATCCTGAGGTAGACATAAAGAACATCACTGAAGAAGAAGTAGCTTCTATATACCGCACGGACTACTGGGAGAAAATCCAAGGGGACTCTCTTCCACCTGCGGTAGCTCTTCTTACCTTCGACTTTGCAGTGAACGCTGGTGCTAGAAGAGCCTCTAAGGCACTTCAGAGCGTAGTTCACGCAGTACCAGATGGGATAGTAGGTATTAAGACCATTAAAGCCGTTAAAGAGGCTTACAGTAAAGACCCTGACCTTTTAGCATTCTCATATAAAGAGAAGCGGCAGGAGTTTTACATGGGTCTTCGTACTTACGAAACATTTGGCAGAGGATGGACACGTAGAAACATTGATACATATGAGGAGGCTATCCAATGGATAACAAAGACATCATAGATGCCCTTCACGGTGCAGTAGCGCAGGAGTTACTTGCTCGTGTTAAGGCTGGAGAAGCAACAGCTTCAGAACTGTCAGTAGCTACCAAGTTCCTTAAGGATAATGGTGCAAGCTTAGACGTTATAACAGCAGAAAGTCCTATGGCTAGTCTGCTAGAAGCACTGCCATTTGAGGCAGCGGATAAAATTCAATAAAAGGCTTTTATGTCTAAACGTAATAAACGCAACAATGTAGACCACAGACCCCAAATAGACTTCGCTCCAAAGACCCAGACACAATCAGAGTTATTCCAAGACCTAGAGAGTAATGACCTGATGGTAGTCTTAGGGCCAGCAGGCACAGGTAAAACATATACCACATGTGTTAAGGCTGCTCAGTGGTTAGTTCGAGGTGCAGTTAAAAAGACTGTACTAGCAAGAGCTAACGTAGCCACTGGGAAATCCTTAGGTGCTATACCAGGCAACCTAGATGAGAAGTTAGCTCCTTGGACAATGCCCATGACAGAAGTGCTGAGAGAACACCTCGGTAGCACAATGTTTGAGTATTGTACAAATAAGGGGAAGATACAAACGGTAGCACTAGAGACTATCCGTGGGCGTTCCTTCAGGGACACCTTTATCATTGTGGATGAATGTCAACAGCTTACCCTAGATGAGATTAAAGCAATATCCACTAGGGTAGGTGAGGGTAGTACCATTGTATTTATGGGTGACCCTAAGCAATCAGACTTAAAAGGACAGTCTGGTATCAGTACATTTATGAATCTTCTCGACAATTATAACCCACCTAGCACAAGCATTATTGAATTTGATTTAGATGACATTGTTAGGTCAGACACCTGCGCCAACATGGTAAGAATGTTCCATGAGGCAGGTTACTAAGGCTTCGTCAGAAGCTGACAAAGGAAACGTATGAATGAACTGCCAAAGGAGTTACATGACTTCCGTAACTTCATGTATTTGGTTTGGAAACACTTAAACCTTCCAGACCCAACACCTGTACAGTATGACATCTCGGACTACTTACAGAACGCTCCAAGGCGCTGCATTATCGAAGCTTTCAGGGGCGTAGGGAAATCCTACGTCACCTGTGCTTTCGTAGTCCACCAGCTACTCTTAGACCCAGACAAGAAGTTCATGGTAGTCTCTGCTAGTAAAGCTAGAGCTGATGACTTCAGTACCTTTACACAGCGTATTATCTTAGAGCTTCCTTTATGTAAGCACCTGATAGCCAAGGAGTCCCAAAGGTGGAGTAAGATAGCCTTTGACGTAGCGCCTGCTAAAGCCAGTGGTTCACCTTCGGTTAAGTCCGTAGGTATCACAGGTCAGCTTACAGGTTCTCGTGCTGACATCATCATTGCAGATGACGTAGAAGTACCAAACAACTCTATGACCCAAGGGATGCGTGAGAGACTTAGTGAAGCTGTAAAAGAGTTCGATGCTGTACTTAAACCTGAAGGTAAGATTATATACCTGGGTACACCCCAGTGTGAAATGTCCTTGTACAACACATTGACTGAACGTGGTTACCAGCTACGTGTATGGCCTGCTAGATACCCAAGAGCAGAAAAGCTTATCAACTACAGTGATAGACTAGCCCCAATACTCCTAAGCAGCTTTGAGGAAGACCCAGAACTAGAGTGGCAACCTACAGACCCTAA